ATCCCACAAAAGAAACATAGTGCCAAGTCAGAGAAGTTTGAGGGTGCGTATGTGAAAGACCCGCAAGTAGGTATGCACAAGTGGGTCATGTCTTTTGATTTAAATTCTCTATATCCACACTTAATTATGCAATATAATATTTCACCAGAAACACTTGTAGGTCAAGAAAAAGTAAAAGGTATGTCTGTAGACAAACTGCTTGACAAGAAGGTAGACACATCAATTTTAAAAGATGTAACACTAACACCTAATGGTGCTTTGTTTAAAACCACTAAAAGAGGGTTTCTGCCAGAGATCATGCAATCAATGTATGATGATCGTGTGAAGTATAAGAAACTAACTTTACAGGCGAAACAAGATTATGAAAACACTAAAGACCCTAAACTACTCAAAGATATTTCCAAGTATAATAATATCCAACTTGCTAAAAAGATTTCTCTCAATTCTGCATATGGTGCTATTGGTAATAACTGGTTCCGCTATTACGATTTACTGGTTGCTGAAGCAATTACTACTTCTGGTCAATTATCTATTCGTTGGATTGAACGTAGTCTTAACAAATACCTTAACGAACTGCTGGAAACTAATAATGAAGACTACGTTATCGCGTCAGATACGGATTCAGTCTACATTACTTTTGACAGATTGGTTAATAAAGTGTTTGAAGAAGGAACGGATACTGCGAAGATTGTCGCCTTCATGGACACAATCGCTAGGGATAAGATTGAACCGTTTATTGATCAGAGTTATCAAGATTTGGCTAAGTATGTAAATGCATATGAACAGAAGATGCAGATGGCTCGTGAGGCAATTGCAGACAAGGGTATCTGGACTGCAAAGAAACGATACATTCTAAATGTCTGGGATATGGAAGGTGTCAAGTATAAAGAGGCACAACTCAAGATTATGGGTATCGAGGCAGTTAAGTCTAGTACTCCTGCACCATGTCGAGCCAAGATTAAAGAAGGCCTTAGTATCATTATGAATGGTGATGAGAAAGAACTGAATACCTTTATTCAAGACTTTCGTGAAGAGTTTATGAACCTTCCACCAGAAGATATTGCTTATCCGCGGTCTGTAAATGGTCTTACAAAGTTTAGTGATCCAAATCAAATGTTTGGTAAGGGTGCACCTATACACTGTAAGGGAGCCATCTTGTATAATCACTTGGTAAAGAAGAACCAGCTTGGTAGAAAGTATCCTTATATTCAAGAGGGTGATAAGATTAAGTTCTTACATCTACGAGCACCAAACATTTACCAATGTACATCTATTTCCTTTATGACAAAACTTCCAAAAGAATTAGACTTTCATAAACTAATCAATTATGATATGCAGTTTGAGAAATCATTTGTTGAACCACTCAATGTTATCATTGAAAAGATTAATTGGTTGGTGGATAGAAGTTATGGAACACAGGGAACATTAGAGGATTTCTTTAATTAAGCCCTTGACATTACCACAACACTGTGGTAAAATAAGTAATATAAAGCATATTGATATGGAGGATTCGTTGAGTTCTATTGCAGAGAAAAAAATACCTAAAGATGCTTACAGCTATAATAGTTATAATGGATTTCTATATCAATATACTTTGATAAAAGATGTACCATCTCCGACAAATCCAAACAAAATTATTCCAAAAGGAAAAATGTATTTAGGTGCTCATGGAAGTAATGACCCTAACAAGAATAGGCATGTCCATGATGGATATCACGAAAGTTGTCGTGATGATGACTTTAGATTATTATATTCTGGAACAGAACCAGTATTTAAATTTGAAGTTTGGTATTTGTGCAAAAATTGGAATGAAGCTAAAAATGAGGAACATAGATTGTTAAAAGAATATAATAATGGCGAAGGTGCAGCTAAAAGTAAAATGTCATGGAATGGAAATAATGGGTTTGCAACTCACAAACATATTGAGAGAAAAACCTGTAAAGCAATGGTTGATGAGCTGCGTAAAAGAAGCGAAAATAAATGGGGTGTTAATTATACAGATAAAAAAAGTTATCTTGGTGAAACCCTTGCTCGCATACAAGTAAGATTAAAAGATGATACGGCTCATAGAAAAGATATTAAAAATAGAATCAATGATGCTAGTGGTGTTGTAGATTTAGATAAAAATAAAGATATTGATCCAACTGTTATTTTTGAACAAAGACATCCAGATGGTCGTGACCAACTAATAGATGGTAATATGACTAGTGGCGCTATTTGTTTAAAGGATTGTAAAGCACAAAAAGTTCCAGAAATTCGTGTTCCTTTAGAAGACCATGAACATCTTTCTGATGATGAAGTAAGACATATTAGTAATATGTTAAATAGAAAAGGTAGAAAAGTTAAGAAATCTCTTAGTGTGGAAGATGCTGTCAAATTTATTTTAGACACCACAGATAATGGAACTCGCGAGTATGACACTAAATATAATAGAACTATGATTAGAGAAGATTATGATTTAAGTTACGATCAAGTTAATGATGTAATGAAAGGTGTTAAGGATGAATTGTTTGCAGAAGAACAAAGAAAAATTAATATGGTTCTTCCAGATTATACAGATGAAGAAAAACAAGCATTTGTTGATGACTTAAAAAAGTTACATACTGATGAAATTATATTCTATTATTCAGCTGGTATGAGTGATAAAATGACATTTAAAATTTTAACAGCCGTAGATAAAGAAATATGTTCTGCTGCAGAGGCTATACCACCTAGAAACCCTAAGAAAAAAGTTAAAATTGTAACTCATTATTCTCAAAGTAAAACTATAAGAGATTTGTGGATAAAAAAACATGGTGGAACTTGGGCAGTGTTGAAGAGATGTTGGGATCAAATAAATTCTGATATTGAAATAAGTTATGTAGAAATGCCCTTAACGCAACCAGACACAAAGTAAATGTGTGGCATAATTGGTGGTTTTAATCTAGACAATATTAATCTTGGACTTGACTCTATTCAACATAGAGGCCCAGATTATAGACAAATAAAACAGATAGAATCTGTTTCTTTTGGTCATGTTCGGCTGGCAATTATGGATACATCAGATTTATCCCACCAGCCATTTACTGTTGGTGGGATAACAATTATTTTTAATGGTGCTATCTGGAACTTCAGAGAAATCAGACAGTACCTAATTGATACCTATAATATTAATTTCAATACCGATGGAGATACAGAAGTTCTTGCACATCTTCTAGACAAAGAAGACTTGTCTGGTTTAGATAGGATTCAAGGAATGTTTGTTGTTGCATGGACGAGAGGAAATGAAGATATTACTGTAGCAAGAGATCGACATGGTGAGACACCTCTACACTATTCGTTATTAGAAAACAGTCTATTTCCTCATTTTACATTTTCATCTGAAATAAAAGGTCTGCGGGCAATGGGTATTCATTACTCTACAATCAATATGTTATCGCCAGGCTCATATATTCGTGCTACAAATTTAGACAGTATCAAAACAGAAAAAGGTCTATGGTACGACATCAGACAAAATTTAAAAAAGAATCTATTTACTGATAGAGACAGTGCATCTCAACACATAAAAACTTTAGTAGAAAGTGGTTCTCTCGAAAGAACAGTGAGTGCAGTACCAGTTTGTGTACTTCTATCAGGTGGTGTTGATTCTTCTGTGATAGCTCTTGCTGCATTAAAAAATATTCCAAACTTAACTTCATACATTGCTGTACATAATGAAAAATCAAAAGACCTTTATTGTGCAAGAGAAGTTGCAGAGATGCTAAATATAGAGTTAGTAGAAGTAAAAGTTGAACCACCTATAGTTGATGATGTTAAAGATATAATAAACACTATTGAAATGCCTTACAAAGCACAAGTAGAAATTGCATGGCCATGTATAAAACTAGCACAAAGAATTGCAAGTGATGGTTTTAAAGTTGTACTCTCTGGTGAGGGTAGTGACGAATTGTGGGGGTCATACGGTATGTCATATCATGGTATTAAAGAACATGGTTATGAAGAATACCGATTAAGATTATTTGGTTCACAAGAAAGAAAAAACTTTGCAAGATGTAATAAGATATTTATGAAGTATGGTGTGGAATGTAGATTACCCTTTTTAAATACCGAGCTTGTTGAAACTGCATTAGGAATGGAACAAGATATAGTGTGGAATACCAAGTCAAGACCAAAGGCAGTGTTACAAGATAGTTATGTTAATCTATTAC